TGATGTTTATGCGAGGAAGTTTTGCATAAAGTGCTTCGCGGTTTGGGCATTTTTTCTTTATTGGAATATGGCCTGTGACGCGCGGCGCGGCGGGAAAAACTGGATAGAAAAATACGGCTGGAAATAACGTAGCAAAAACAAAATATTAGCGCGGATTATTTCGGGCCCTCGCAAAATACGCTGAATTTGAACCCCTTCTATATCCTTTCTCTCTCTCTCTCTCTCTCTCTCTCTCTCTAAAGATTGCAAATGCCCCCTCAACTCATATCAGTTAGGGCTTTTTGAATATGTCAGGGCCAAAATGCACTTTTTTCACCCTCGGGGACCGATTTTTGCAGATTGGCCTTGCAACTGCCCGCGATTTCGTGCTATGCCTTGGGGGTCGGCAAACCTCATTGGCGTTCCGATGCAAAAATGCAACAGGCAAACCCCGTCATTTCGGGGAGCGCTTGAACTATGGCCCGAAATCGGCAGCTGGCTCCGACAATCCCAGCGAGTGTGGTTCATCTAGCACACCAAGAAATGGCAGCGTACAACTCATCCGAGCATCGAATGCAACTTGCAGTGGACATATTCGAACCCCGTACCCCGCCAAGCGGCGAGTTGTGGCTATGCGCCACGACACAACCGGGTCGAGAGCTATTTGCAGCTGCAAATTTGGAGGTGGACAACTTCGAAGTGTACCTTCCGTTGACCCAAAATGCGTCAAAACGGCTAATTCCGTTATTTGGAACGTATTTATTCGTTAAACAGTGTAATAATTACCCGAAATTACGCAAAATAGACGGAATTACGGGAATAATTGCTCGAAATGACGAACCCGTGCCGATTAAATCGGAAATTATCGCTGAATTACGTAATCGAGAGCGCAACGGGATTATTCCAACCGTTCAAATAACCCCACGGATACGCCAATTTGCCTCTGGTGAGCCAATTAGGCTAACTCAGGGGGCACAATCGGGCCTATTAGGCACTTTCGAGCGTATGCTGAGTCGAAATAGGGCTTCCGTGAATATTTCTTTGTTCGGCAATATAACTCGCCTCAATGTGCCCATTGGGCAGGTTGTAGCGCAAGCCTCACATAAAGCCCCGTATATCAACTAGCGCTCGCATAATAGGGATTATGGAAACTTGAGACTAAAACGGGAACGAAATAAACTAACGGGTGTAGCATAGCGTGTAGATTGCAGGGCGTACTCAATTAATAGGTGTACAACCAGCAATAGGCGGAAACGGAAAAAGCATGCTTGGGTTGGGCCGCGCGCTGCTGAGCTTCCCACGCTATACCAGAAAATAGGGGTCCCAAATGTCGAAATTTTCTCATATAAAAATTTTCATCGATAGAATTTTGCTTATTATTTGGTCGATGCTTGCCGTTCTAATCTATCAGCAAGTCTTCGAACCCGAATTACACGAAATCATTGAAGCCAACGAAGCGCTTTCCTTATTTCTCGTCCTAGCCTTCGCGTTTCTAACTTTTGTCTGGGCACTTTTCGGCCGCGCCGCGATGCACTATTTGCAAGAAAATCGGCTAATCCGATGATGCACAAAATTCTAAAATATTCCACCGGCGCCGCGATATTCTTTTTCAACATCGCGCTAATCGCCTTCGCAATTCCCGATTTTATCGGGGTCTTTTATTATCACGCCCCGCTTTACTATCTCAATTTTTATTGGCCCGCGGAAATATTCGCTATCCTCACAACTTTCGCGTGGTTTCTACTCTTTCCCCTTCGGGTGCCCAAATGACAATCCACTTAAATAATGCAACTGGATTAGTGGGCAAACCCACGCTCAACGATATAACCCATGTCACATTTGACTTACTCGCGCCAAGTCAACTGACACCCGGCCACATAGTTTATTTCGACGGCTGCGCGCCTGACTTAAACTATAAATGGCAAATAGCGTCAAATCAGCGCGTAGTCCGTAACGCGCCGCAATTGGATTTGATCCGATGCACCGCCGTTCGAACCAGTCTGTAATTGCGACGTCTGCATTAACGTTTTCCGGTCGATGCGTCGGGTATTGTTGAAGAGAACGCATTGGAGCCACCCTGTGAAGACCTTGTTTGATACTGAAACCGCTTCTAGCGCTCAAAAGCTTTGCCCGCAGGATGCAGACCACATAGTGGTTTGGGTTTCTTTCGGAGCCGCCAGTGCCGTTGCCGCATGGGAAACCTTGCGGCGATACGGCGATAGGTGCCACGTTTCGCTGGTCAACAACCCCGTAATCGAAGAAGACCCTGACAATCTCCGCTTCGGGCTCGACCTTGAGGAGTGGCTTGGCAGGCCTATAATCCGGCACGTAAATCCGGAGTATTCGAATGCTAGCGCCCGTGAAGTGTGGGCTAGGCGACAAGCCCGACTTACTGGAATCTGGTCAGAAGAACTCGGCCAGAAGTGTTTCGTCAACGAGCCGAGCAATCGCGGGCTTTAGGTGTGCGGCTCGTCCGATACAAGGACAAAAGCATCTTTCTCGATGAGTTGCCAGAAGATGCACAGGGTAGACCGATTAAAATGCTTGACTTTGAGTGTGGCGTCTTCTGTGAGGAACTCTTTGAAGATCGCGCGCAACAGGGCCTTCCGCCCATTCAATCGCAATATTAATTTGACCTTCGGGGACGCGCGCGTTATAACAAACGCGTCTAATAATGAAAGGTCAATAAAATGCGTACTTACGAATTATCTTTCACAAACACGGACACCGGCCGCAGCTATGTTTGCGGCACTTATGGTTCACGGGCTGAAGCGCTCCGGGAAGCAGCAACTTTCATCAAGGGCTATCCCACGCTGGAAATCACGCTCACGGAAGTGATAAGAAAGCCTCTAATCACGTCAGCCGACGAAAAAGTGCTTCAGGCCATCGAAGAACAGCTTGCGCTTCTCCCGAACGCGTGCTAAAGTCCCGCCTAAGCCGTGCTTGTCCTTCAAGCTCCTCCCAGAGTGGCGCGGCGAAACTAGGGCTGTAGTTTGATCTAAAACGAAGTAAAGCTGGCAGCTCACCTCCTAATCAGAGCCCGGCCTAAGTCCAGCGGATACTTAAACGCGAGAATAAGAAACCTCGCCAGCCCGTTTTTCTTCCTTCGGGGAAATCCCGTGAGTAACGATCCTTACACTGAGCTTGTAGAACAGCCAGACGGAACATACCGGGCCATGCCTCGCGCAATCCCGGATTTTCGCGTTTCAGAAACGTGCACACAGGAACTATATGTTGCGCCAGACAGAAATGTCAAGAAGACGCAAACCCGCATGGATTTAATTCTCGAAAAATTAAAATACGGGTCTTCGATTACGGCCGCGTGTCAAGCTGCGGATATCAAGCCTTCCACGCTGCGCTACTGGCGCAAAAACGATCCTGACTACGATCAAGCATGCAAAGACGCTTGGGAAGAAGGCACCGGCGTATACGAAGAAGAGGCGTTCAGCCGGGGCAAAGACGGCACTGTGGCAGATGTTTATCATCAAGGCATGATCGTAGGGCAGAAGGTAGAACATCACGACACGCTTCTCTTGCGCAGCTTAGAGCGCCGCGCGCCGGAGGAATGGGGTAAAGCAACGCAGAAAGTTGAGTTAACGGGAAAAGACGGCGGCCCGTTACGCGTGATGACTTTGGACTTAACTAAATCAGCGGAAGAACTAGCGGAGCTGGGACATTCTTATTTAACGGAAGAATATCGCGCTTTGCTTGAAAAACCTTCGGGGGGCGAATAATCATGACGTGGCTTCTCTTAGTTTGGCTCACGAACGGCGTAAACTTCATTGAGCCTAAAATAGACCGCGCGACGTGCGAGACGAATGCTGTCGATCTTAAAGCGCAATTCAGCAACACAGCCCGCGTGATTGTTTGTGTGCCGGGCGATGCGCCAATGGTGTTTATGCCGTATGTCGAATCGGCGCTTGAGTAACAGATAAAAGAGTCAAGTTTAAAATGGCCCCGCGCCGCAAAGCCCCCGCAGTTAAACGAGTTTCCGATTTCACGTTATTCTCGGAAAGTGTTGCCACGTCCGAGAATAACGAAGTTTGTTTTTACTGTCCCGGCTGTGACGATTTGCACAGGTTGCGAGTTGGGGGAGAAAATCCGCCGTATCGGCATAACAACGATTTAACAAATCTTACAATTACACCCACGATAACGTTATCGTGGGGCGAAACGCCGGAAGAACGGCAGCGGTGCCGATTTCAGTTAATTAGGCACCAAATCCGTTATTTCTCGAATTGCACGCATGAATATGCGGGGAAATCGCTTATGTTGCCCAGTATTCCGCAGCATATCTTGGAAGCTTACGAAATAGCGCCTTTTTAGCCTTCGGGGGCTGGACTGTGGAAAAGTTTTATTCTGACGCAGACATTCATATTATTGGGGATAGATATCGCGGAACGTACTCCGGGGGAAAATGGATAGCTTGGTATGAAGTTTCGGCGCAGCCCGTTGAAGGATTAGCCCTCGAAGCCGAAGAATTAGCCGAATTGAACCATAACGGAAATTATTACGAAAGTAGAGCGGATTTTATTAAAGATTTGGCGCAGGGCGGCGACGATGAAGCTATGTTCTTTAGAGAATATTTAGACAAAGTCAAGCCAAATTGGGTTGCAGTTGGCGACACGCCGGACGAAGCGCTTAAAAACTTAAAGAGTAAGCTGGACCTTACGCACAAAGAATTATAGAATTGTAACTCGCCATGAACAAAGAAAAAATTGACTTGCTCATGGCGCAGCGCTTAAAGCGCTACAATGAGATATCAAGAAACCCAACGTTCATCAAGTACGAAAATGAACTGTGCAAACGGGACATTTTTCATTGGGTGTACAATTGGGTTTTTACTTTCAATCCACAGAATACGGGCACGGAATTTTCGGCGTGGTTGCCATTTGAGTTTTTTCCGAAGCAAGTTGAGCTAATCGGATTTATTGACAAGTGCTATAAGCAGCAAGAAGACGGGCTAATCGTAAAGGGCCGGGAGCTCGGCTATAGCTGGTGCACAATGACGTACGCCACGCACAAATGGCTGTATTTCGACGGATTTGTGAGCACCTTTACGGCGAACTTGGCTGATAACGTCGACAAAATTGGTGATCCTAAATCACTATTCGAAAAAGGCCGGTCTCTTTTAAAGTTTCTTCCGCCTTGGATGTTGCCACGCGGATTTAAATTTAATACGCATGACGCTTACATGCGTATTGTGAACCCGGAAAATGGAAACGTGATATCGGGCGCGGCGGGGGAAGAAGCGGGCCGCGCGGGCCGGTCTACGATGTTTTTCATCGATGAAGCGGCGTTCATAGAACAGGCTGACAGAATAGACGCCGCGACTAGCGCGAATGCGAAAACGCGCATTTGGGGCTCAACTGTCAATGGCATGGGAAATTTATTTGCGCGGAAACGATTTGGTGGGAAATTGCGGCCTGACCAAATATTCGTGATGCATTTTAAAGATGACCCAAGAAAAACTAAAGAATGGGAAGAGAAAGAGCGTAAAAGGTTAGAGCCGCACGTTTTCGCTTCGGAGCATGATTTAGATTTTTCGGCTTCTGTTGAAGGAATTTGTATCCCTGCGAAGTGGGTCACGGCGGCGAAAAAGTTAAAGCATCTTATCAAAGTTATTCCTTCGGTGGACGGCGTTTCTGGCGGCGATGTTGGCGGCGGAAAAGCGAAATCTACCGTAGTAACGCGCTTTGGTAGCGTAGTAACGTTACCCGCCGCGTGGAATGACCCCGATACAGTGGAAACCGCCGCGAGAATGCTTGAAGCGGCGAATGATGCAGCGATTTTAAGAGAAGACGGCGTAACCTGCAAGTCAAAAGTACTATATTTTGATAGTGTAGCGATAGGCCGTGGCGTATTAGACGTTTTAATGCGAAATGAGCAAACAGAAATCCTTACTGTGCCTATTAACACAGGTATAGAAGCTTCTGACACGACTTGGGACGACGGAAAGACCTCAAAAGACAAATTCGGCAACCTCAAAGCGGAACTTTGGGGAATAATGCGGGAATTTTTCAAGAATACATACGAATTCGTGTTGTTTCTTGAAGGGCAACCGGGCGGCATTGAGCATTTAGTGGAAGATTGTATTTCGCTTCCTGATGACGAAGAAGGCCCGGAAGCGATGCAGCTGGCAAGCGAGTTGAGCCTCCCGAAGCGCGGTTCTAATGAGCGCGGCAAGCTCATTATGGAGCGTAAAATCGCGATGGCGAAGCGGGGGCTATCTTCGCCGGACTTCGCGGACGCGCTCGTGTTAACGTTCGCTGGAAATAGCTCCTTGGAAGTTTGGGCGAAACTTGGCGATGGCGCGGGGCAGGCGGCTTAAAGAGCGGGAAATAGAATGCTTTTAGTCAAGACATACATAGCGGCCTCGAAAATAGACGGCGTAGGGCTATTCGCGGCGGAGCCGATTGAAAGAGGAACTATTGTTTCCTATTTTACTACGGTTTTTGACTGTCAGCCTCTTGATACGGGCGCATACCCCGAAGTCTGCGAAAATTTCCTGCACAAGTATTCTTTTCTTATCGCAGGACACAGAGTACTTTTCAGCGATCACGCGCGTTTCATAAACCATCGAAATAAAGCTAATTTAGTCTATAAAGAACGCTCTTTAGCTTTTCAGCACCTTTTCTTCGCAATTGAAGATACCCCTTCGGGGACGGAGCTTACAATAGACTATGAGACGTTCGATGTAGAGCATTATAAGCGCGTTTGTAGTTTTATAGAGCGTAGAGACGCGAAACATTGGCCCCCGAAAGTGAAAATAGACTAAAATGGTCAAAATTCACGAAGAAATAATCATTGAATTGAATGATCCGCCCGTTACTGATGAAGTAACGTTAAAATTGCGTTTGGATAAGACTATAAGCGATATTGTGCGGGATATTTGCGCGGATCAAGCCTCTAAATGTGATTGTGAAACATGTAAATCGGGCTCTTGGGAACATTTTTTCGCCAGCATACTATGTAGCGCGCTTGAAGCGGCGATGCAGCATCATTTGGAACATGCGTTAAAGAATAAATTTAAGGGCAACACGCGCGTTACGTCAAACGCGGTTAATTAGCCTATTGGAGTGCTCAAAATGACTGTTAGAGTATATAAAAAGACTGTCGAAGGTCAAGAGAAGGCCGAACGAGCACTTGCGCGCGACAAGAAGCGCAAAGATAAGCTAACAACTGATAATTTTATGAATTTCAACTTGCAATTGGGTCAAGGCACGGATAATGCCTTATCTAATTCAACTTATGGGTTTAATCCGATAACACGCTATCGGATTTTGTTGGAATGGATACACCGGGGCAGCTGGTTAGGCGGCGTAGCGATTGACGTCGCGGCAGAAGATCAAGTAAGGGGTGGAATTGTTATTCACAGTTCTTTGGCGCCAAAAGATGTTGTGAAATTACAAGCCGCGCTTGTGCGTTTGGGCATTTGGAAGAAATATACCGATTTGAAGAAGTGGGCGCGGCTTTATGGCGGCGCGATTGGCGTTTTGCTTATTGATGGACAAGATTTGTCTACGCCGCTTAATATTGACACCGTGGGCAAGGGTCAATTCAAAGGCATGGCGGTATTTGACCGCTGGCAGTGTCAGCCTACGCTGAACCAAGAAGGTTTAGTGGAAGAATATGGCCCGGAGCTTGGACAGCCCAAATATTACCTCATAAATAACGACGCGCCAATGCTCCGGGGTAAAAGGGTGCATTATTCTCGCGTAATTAGACAAGTAGGAATTGAGTTACCCTTTTATCAGTCAATATTAGAACAATATTGGGGAATAAGCGTATTAGAACGCCTATATGATAGACTAGTCGCATTTGACTCCGCAACTAGTGGTATAGCGCAGTATATACACAAAATGCACCTGCGTGTAATCAAAATAGACAAATACCGGCAAATAATGGCCGCTGGCGGCAAATTATTACAGGGTTTTGTCCGTTTTGCTGAAGATATGCGCCGCAGACAGTCTAATGAAGGTATCACATACATTGATACTTCAGACGACATGATTGTGCACAATTCAAATATTTCTTCAGGCATTTCAGAAGCGCTAAACCAACTTGGGCAGCAACTCGCGGGCTCGCTGCAAATGCCGCTTGTGCGCATCTTCGGCCAATCGCCGGGCGGCTTAGGCTCTAACGGCGACTCTGAATTACGCATGTATTACGAAAGCGTTAATCAGCGGCAAGAGCGCGACGACCGCGTGCCGATTACAAAAATCTGCATTTTGACTGCGAAGTCTGAAGGAATTAAAGTCAACGGCTCGGAATTCGGATTTAACTTCCGTTCCCTTTATCAGATGACAGATGAAGAGAAAGCAAGCGTCTCTGATAAAGACTCGCGCGCGATTTTAGAAGCGTTTGCGTCTGGCGTGATCGACAAGCCTACCGCGCTGCAAGAACTGCGCGAGCTTGGACGGCCCCTGAACAGGTGGACGAATATTACGGACGAAGAAATAGAAGACGCAGAAAACGAACCGCCACAGCCCGCGCTTGAGGATTTAACGCCCAAAGAAACTAAACTGGAAAAAATTGGCGCGGGGAAACAGCCGAAACAGCTTTCTAAGCCTTCGGGGAAGTCCAGTCAAGACGGGATAGCGAAAGCTATGCACGCGCTCGCGCGCATGAGTAAAATAATTCGCGATGAAACACCCCTTCAACAATTATTTGGGTTGCCGATTGTTATTGAGTGCAAGAAAGGCGAAAAGCGCTGGGCAGGCGGCCCGGATTGGCCTTCTGAATACGGATTTATCTGCAACGCGCTGGTCACGGACGGCGACGAATTAGACTGTTTTGTTGGCGACGATTTAACTTCGCAGGAAGTTTACGTTTTAAATCATAATGATCAAGACGGAGACTTTGAAGAATTAAAAATTATGTTGGGCTTCGATTCTTTGCATCAGGCCCTGGAAGTTTATGAGCGCGCTTATTCCCGCGAGCCCGGCGAGTACTCGTTAACGATTGATTTGGAAGATTTTAATCATTGGATGGCACGCACGGACTTGACAGTGCCGGTTAAACCGCGTCGTTTATTGCGGGATGCTTGGGAAGAAAATAAGCACCCGCGAAACGAAAGCGGAGAATTTTCCTCGGGTGGCGGCGGTTCCGGGAAGAGAATTCGCGGGACGTTCCCAAGCGGAGAACACGGGCACGCTTATGCAATGGCGATGACAAGCATTGAGCCGCATTTATTCAACGCGGTCTCGCGGTTATCGCGGCTCGGGCGCGTTATCAGCGATTTCCGCGAAGGGAACGCGGAACAAGCGCGGAAGCGTTTAAATCTTGTATTGCAAGATACTGAATTCTTAAGTAAAAAATTAAATTTAAGCAGCGATAAAGAGCAAACGCGGCCCATTGAAATCGCGTTGAAAGACGCGATGATTGAAGCTGAAAAATTAAGAAGCGCTTATACCGAAGGCAACCTGGAAGCTTTCGAGACTGCCGCCGAAAGCTATAAAAGCGCCGTGCAAGAAGCGCTGGCGGCGCGCGTGGAAATGATCCGTAGAAAAAGTACGGAGGCCGCTTTTAATTATTGGCTCGAAAATTCTGTACCTTCGGAGGTGCGGGAACATGTTCACGATGCATGGGAAGAAAACAAGCACCCGCGAGTTACAAGCGGCCCGCATGCCGGGGAGTTTACCGCGGGCGGCGGGGGCGGCGGGGGCGGCGGGGGCGGCGGAAGTAGTGGGGGGCGCCGGACTAAAGCGACTTTACATGCAGAACTCAAATCGCTTGGAAAGTCGATGCCTAAAGCGGCGTCTAAGAAGCAGTTAGAGCAAGCGGTTGCGCTATTGCGTGGAAAAAAGACCGCGCAACATGTGCCGGAGATTGCGAAAATATTGGCGAAGCGTGCGCTAGGCTCAAAGAAAGCTTTAATTGCGGAGCTTTTAGCTAAAACTGGCCCTTCCAAACCCTTGAAAGTTCTCCGGGAAAAGGGCTTTGTTCCAAGTAAGAATTCTATTCATTATTTAAAAAAAGAAGAATTAGCCAAAGCCCTGGAATTTTTGGCTAAACATGAAGCCAAACCAGAGCCGAAGCCCGCTGCGCCGTCAGAAAGCGAGACGCAGCGTATTAGGAAAGAAGTGCAAGCGACCTTCGCGACGCGGGAGCCTCATATTTCGACGGCTGACTGTGTACCATATGTGCGCAGTTCAGACGCGGCTTCGGGGATTGCGGGAGTGTTCAACGCATACGTAAAAATTGCGCCAAAAAAATTCCGGGAATTGATGACATTCGGAATCGATGCCTCGAATATCCTGTTTTCGGGGCATGGTTCGTGTTTGTTCCTGCGGGGCTCATTTGGAGCGAATGCGGAAGGCCGGTATACTAGGACTTTTGATTTTGAAGATAAAACCATTGCGCACGACTTTTTGAAACTACCTCGTTCAATGCAAGGCGCGGGCCTCGTTAAAAAGCTGTTTGCGAGCCAAATTGAGACTTATAAGCAGTTAGGGCTTGAGAAAGTGCTGTTGCATGCTAATATCGATGTTGGGGGTTATGCCTGGGCGAAATATGGCTTTGTGCCGGATCGTGTGAGTTGGAATAATTTACGGTGGAGTTTGGCGAATGACGTTAGGTTAAGGGGAGGGTTTGCTTCGTTGTCTGAAAGCACTAAAAAACGGCTCATGCTTATTTTGGAGTCTTCAAATCCTAAATCGATTTGGGCTTTGGCTGATTTCCCGGAGAAGATTGGAAATACTCCAATTGGCAAGGAGCTTTTACTAGGAAGTGACTGGCGCGCGACTTTACCCTTGAATGACGAAACGGCTATGGCGAGGTTCAATAACTATGTCGAAAAATAAAGAACGCGCCGAAGAAGGCGGAACGGAATTGTTCTATTTAGACGAAAACGGCGCGAAGCAGGATGCGGAATTTCACGAGGAAATTCTAGCTTCGGGTGAAGACGCGCCGGACGCTTTTGACGAATTGTTAGAAGAGTTGGGCCTGATGGAGGCATTCGCCGCAACTTTTTCCGAAGACGACTAAAAATTCCCTTGGCTTCGGCCCGGTTTCGTGCTTTAATGCTTTTGGGAGCTTTCGGGCCGTGAGCCCAACCCCGCGCATTGTTCGATTGCTCCTTCAGCCGCGCTGTGGCAAAAAAGTCACAGCAAGTGCGAAGCGTTGGCTAGGCAGTATTACCTTGTAATGATTAGTGAGTTTTATCTAGCCAACGCTTAAATCTTTTTCCGCAAATAAATTGCGCAAAGCAATTGTATAGAATTTAATATGTTAAATTCAAATTTGCGGCTTAATACTTTAAAAATCCACGACGCGCACCAAGTGACTAGCACTTTAGACAGTGCTAGTCAACATTGGGCTAGAATTCGCAGGTCAGAACAGCGCTACGCGCGTTTATTACGATCTATCGCGAAACAAGCTGGCCAATTCGTAACCCAATTATGGGACGCGGGCCGCGAAGACGCGATTGAAGAAACGCTTCAAAACTACGCGGATATTTTGGAGCCTTGGGCGAAGTCTGTAAGCGAAAATATGCTAGCAGATATCGCGCAAAAAGATGAACAAGCTTGGATGAAACATTCTAAGCGAATGGCCGCAGCTGTAAGAACGGAATTGCGCACGGCCCCAATGGGCGGTATTGTTTCTGAACTGCGCACCCGCCAAGTTGAATTAATAAAGTCCATTCCGCTTGAAGCCGCGCGGCGCGCGCAAAATTTAGCTTTCGAAGCTGCAACGCAAACGAGCGCGCGCGCGAAGGAAGTGGCGAAGAAAATATTCGCTACGGAGGATGTTACAGAAAGCCGCGCGGTACTAATTGCTCGAACTGAAATAGCGCGGTCTCACGCGATTATTCAGGAAGCCCGCGCAACTTGGATTGGTTCGGAAAGTTACATCTGGCACACGGCGCGTGATCCGCAAGTTCGAAAAGATCATAGAGACTTACAGGGCCAAACTTTCCGTTGGGATGACCCCCCGATATCCGATAAAAAAGCAGACGTTCGCGCACATCCCGGCTGTATTTACAACTGTCGTTGTTTCGCTGAGCCGATTCTCCCTGCAAAATACCAGCCGCGAAATAGATATGAGTGATTTAACTGTTGTCAGCATGGCGGACGCGAAAAACTCAGATTTAGCTATTTTAAAAGCTAAAGCCGCTGATTTGAAAATCGAGTTGCACGCAAAATTTCAGGGTTTATGCGTGCTTCTGGATAAAATGAACGAAGCTGGAATTAGCGTTGATTTCAGCTTCGGGAAGCAACCGGGCCAACCATGGCAGGTTATTAGCAAAGTTTACAAAGAGCTTTAAGCCATGGGCAAAACGTTTTTAAAATTTCTAGCCGCTTTTTTGATAGCTAGTAATTTTTTATCACTTCCAGCTTATTGTCAATATGGCGCGGGTTCCCCCGTTTACCAAAGCTGGACAAGCTTTGGTAATATAACGACCAAGCCCACAGTTTCTAGCGTATCGGCGGCAATTCAGCTCCCGCCTGCGGCTAGCGGAACGACGGGTTCAGCTGGTTTAACCGCGAAAATCTGTAATCTTGGCACAGTTGGCGCGGATATTTGGCTTTCATTTGGCACCGCGAATACTGTAACGGCGGCTGTCGGGTCCGGCGCTTGGTTGCCCTTCGGGGCCTGCGGTGCGTTTAATTTGCAGCCGTTTGTTGCAACTCATTATACTTGGATGGCCGCGATTTGCGATGGTCCTGCGTGTTCCACGCAGATTTATGTTGAAACTGGTATCGGTACTCCGAATTTACGCTAGATGTCAACACAATTCGATTTAACCCGAACATCAAAAGTTTCAATTCGGAAATTGGCCGCTGACGGCACGTTTTCCGAAGATAAAAGCACTTTGCGCTTTTACACAATCGAAACTATTTCCCCGCACCGTTCCTATACCCCGGAAGGGTATTTGCTTTGCGAAGGCGCCACGCTTTCGCGCACAGGGCAAATGCTCTATAAGGCCGATGAAGTACCGGTAAGTCCCGGCAAAGACGGTTTAGTGACCGTTGTTCGTTATGACGAAGATGTTTTCCGCCCGGAGTCAATCGCTAGCGCAAACGGTAAGTCCGTTTGCAATAATCATCCCGCCGAAGGCCAGGACATTACGCCGGAAAACTGGCGTTCGCTTGAAGTCGGGGTAATTCTACATCCGCGCCGGGGCACTGGCGACAAAAAGGACTGTTTAGTCGCTGATTTGTTAATTAAAGACAAAGAAGCAATCAAGCTAATCGAGTCCGGCAAAGTCCAATTGTCCTGCGGCTATGACGCCGATTACGAAGAATTAAAGCCCGGATATGCCAAACAAACCGGGATTATTATTAATCACGTTGCGATTGTCGAAAATGGCCGATGTGGTCCGCGCTGCGCGATTATGGATGAAGACGCCCTTCGTTTAAACAAATCTACCCCTTCGGGGGATGCAGCTCCCGGAAAGCACCAAATGGCGAGAAATTTAAGCACTTCGCTAGGTAATTTAAAAGCCGCGCTGAATAGGCGTACATCAACGAAAGATAGTGATATGGCCAACGAAGAGCCGGACAATGAGATTTTAGCTCTTGCTTTAGAAGGTTTGAATAACCGTCTGGCGAATATTGAGAAGCGCCTGAAAATTCAGGACCGGCGCCCGCGCGACGATGACGACGAATATGAGTCTCGCGATAGGCGCGATGCGCGGCGCCGCGACGATAATGACGACGATAATGACGACGACCGTCGTTCGCGTGATCGCTATCATCATAATGACCGTTATTCTCGCGATGACGACGACCGTCGTTCGCGCGATAGGCGCGATGCGCGGCGCCGCGATAGCGAAGAGGAATACGAGTCTCGCGATAGGCGCGATGCGCGGCGCCGCGGTAGCGAAGAGGAATACGAGTCTCGCGATAGGCGCGATGCGCGGCGCCGCGACGATGACGATGACGACGACGCGCACTTTACGGACCGGAAGCGCCGCGACGAAAACGAGTTAGAGATTGAAGCGGGCGAAAAGAATAAAGACCGCGCACGGAAATCTAAGGATAGTGCTTTCCTGGAAGACTCCTGGAACGAGACTATCGCTTTAGCTGAATGTCTTTTACCCGGCGTTGCAGCCCCGAAGTTTACGCGGGACAGCAAGCCAGTAGACACGATGCAAACTTTGTGCACTTTCCGCAAGAGCGTATTGGCAACTAAGTTCACGTCGCCGGAAGGGCGCCAGCTTATTCTTGATTTAAATCGCGGCGAAACGCCTGATTTTCAGGGCATGTCTTGTGCAGCTGCGCGGACGTTGTTCCGGGATTGCGCGATTGTAGCGAAGCGCACGAATAACACAAAATCTGCTACGCAAGACAACACGGCCTTCGGAATTGTGAAGATTAACAATCCCGTTATCGGTGATCCTACGGCTTATAACCAATGGGCCGCGAAGCATTGGGAAAGCAAATATGGGCCTGACGATGTAATTCGCTCTAGGCAATCGAATTAATCATTAGGCGAGAATTGCAAGGAAAAACTCAATGAAAAATTACACTGTAAAAAATGGCGTTTTAGTTCGAAAGAAGTCTTTCGAAAAGTTGCCTTATGGCGCTTTTTGCACTAAAACGCGTGACGTTGCCTTTCAGTATCGCATGGGCGCAGGTTTTGCAGGCACGGTAAACCGGTCGCATCCGGCGACTATCGCGCCGTTTTTGAAGGACGCCACGAACCCGCCGACGTTTTTTGGACAGGCTGTCGCGATTAACTCGTCTACTAACGCCGTGCGTTCGTATATCGCGGGCGATAGCACGACACCCACGGATGTTTTCGGCGTAATTGTCCGGCCGTTTCCTTTCCAGGGCGCAACGGCACCCACGGCGAATTATGCCGGAACGGGCACGACGTGGGGCACGGGCCAATTACCTGACGGCGCGGTTGATGTTCTGTTATCCGGCTTTATTATGGTCCCGGTTGTAGGCTCCCCGTCTAACGGTTCAGCCGTTTACGTTTGGGACGCAGCTTCGCAGGCTTCCCCGTATCATCTTCAAAGCAGCTGGGAAGCGTCCACGCCGGGCGGTAATGGTTTTGCCGTTACTTGGGGGAAAACCCAATTTGCTTCACCTGCCGATGCGAACGGCATCGCAGAATTGCGCTTTAATGTCTAATTAGCCTAGGGCTTGCACGGTTAATAAAGGTAACTCGACAATGTTTGTCACGGAAAAGAATAAGTTTATTGCGCCGTCTAAGCCCCATGTTAGGCGCGCAAAGGCGCGGGATATGTTGACCTATGACACCCGCGTTTCTACCCACGACGCACAAGGAAATATGCTTGGACGGCCATTTGAACATGCGTATAAAACGCATGATGGCCTAGCGAAGATCAAGGATGGAAAATGGTCCACCGTCGATAGCACAGGTGCCTTTTATGTTGGCGAATTGGAGCGCTTGGACCTTACCGCGCACGAGCCTTTAGCAGCGGTATTTTGGTCGCGGGATATTGATCTTCGCGAAGATGTGACGATTGCGGATGACGCAAGCTCGTTTACGCTGACGAATTTTGGTTCGGCGGGCGGCTTAGGTACGGGGCAGGGTATCGGCACAGGTAAAGCTTGGTTATCACGCGATACTACCCAAGTTACTTCGGGCAGTGTCGATTTAGCCAAAATTCCGCACCCGTTACGGCCTTGGGGTTTCGAGGTCAAGTACACGATTTTCGAGCTTGAAAGTTCCGCGCGGCTCGGGCGGCCAATTGATAGTCAGCAATATGATTTGATGCGCTATAAGCATCAGATGGATATTGACGAACAAGTCAATTATGGTGATACGAGTTTTGGCGATACGGGCCTTGTCAATAACAGTCTTGTCACGCCGCAGTCTTTACCTGCCGGTGTTTCGGGCTTCACGCAGTGGTCGCAGAAGACCCCACAAGAAATTCTTAACGATGTTAACTTTGCCCTGAACACCGTTTGGGCAAACAGCGCTTGGGCTTGGATGCCTTCACACTTGCTTATCCCGCCCGCGCAGTTCTCCTATATTTCAACCGCGCTTGTTTCCACGGCCGGTCAGCAATCCATTCTGAGCTATTTGCTCAAGAATAATATCACAGTTGAACAGGGCAACAAGCCCCTGCGCATTTATCCCTCGAAGTGGTGTTTAGGCGCGGGCACGAGCGGCACGCTTGGCACGGTTGGCACGGTTGACCGTATGGTTGCGTACACTAAAAATAAAACTTTGGTGCGCTTCCCGATGACTGGTTTAGGCCGCACGCCGGTGACGTATGACGGTATGTGGCATAAGACGGTTTACTTTATGAAGTTGGGCGCGGTTGAATTAGTCTACCCGGAGACTATGGGTTATTTCGACGGCCTATAAGAGTTAATCCAAACCAGCAAGGAAAACTTTTATGTTTGGCGGAGAGACTACCCACGTTGTCAAACCAGAAGACCGAAGGGCTTTCATTCCTTCGGATGTCATGAGTTTGTCCCAATACATTGAATTTAAGCGGAAATTCAATGAGCGCTTGCCAGCGGAAAATAAGAAGATCGAGGCGAAAAACGTAAAGGCGAAAGAATATTCGCAGCCTTTCACGCCAAAATTGGACGCTTATCCGCTGGAAACCGTTACAATGATTAGCGAGAGCACTTTCATTGTAACGCTCGTGGATTACAAGCGGGTGGTAATTCCGCGCGGGATTTTCGAATGTCCCGTTGAACTCGCGGATCATTGGTATCTGGCGGCGCACAAGGTCCAGGCATTCGTGCATCCGAATGCGGCGCCGAAGACGGAAGAGCCGAAGCAGGAAAGTCCGCTCAAGAAATTGGCGAAAAAGTAAAGGTGCCCAATGCCGTTAACTGCTAAAGGCGAAAAAATTAAGTCTGCCATGGTGCAGGAATACGGCGCGAAAAAGGGCGAAGAAGTATTTTATGCGAGTAAAAACGCAGGCAAAATTTCAGGAGTGGACGAAATGAACGAAGGTTCAGAAGGCTTGAAGACTTACAGCGATTCCAAGCATGCGGAACATTGGGGCGATGATAGTCATCATCACGAATTAGAAGGTAAGACCGACCCGGAAATCGAGGATAAGCACCGGGACGCGGGCATGGGGCTTGTTCATGCAAAAGAGGAAAAAGAAGCGGCGCATACGCCTAATCCGAAGCCGCTTGACGCGCTTGACGCAAAATTCACGCATTCATTCCCGAATGACCCCTTCGGGGACGCGGGGCCTGGAGAGCGTATGAAATATACGCAACTTTGGTCCGCTGCTGAAATGAAAAATTCGCCGTTGGCTCATTTCAAAGAATAATCATGATCACTCCCGCCAGTTTCCGCGTTGATTTTACAGAGTTTGCGAGTTCGGTGACTTATACTAATAGTAGTATAAATTACTGGATCAACTTCGCGAACCTGTTTATCAATCCGTGTTTACTTGGCGGGCCATCCACGACGGTTAGCAATCCGCCTGCGACTTTATACGACGTTGCCGTTGAATTGTTCGTCGCGCATAACCTCGCGCTTGAACAGCCCGCGCAAGCCGCAGCCGCGAACGGCGGCGTTCCCGGTGTGACAACCGGCCCAATTTCTTCGAAGCATAGCGGGCCTATTTCGGTTTCCTACGCGGCAAATTTGGGTGTTGATCCTGATGACGCGCAATATAATCTCACGATTTACGGCACGCGATTTATAAATTTGTACAAGCTCGCGGGCGCGCCGGGCTTCGTCGCAAATGGGGGCGGTTGTGGCGCGAATTACGGGCCGTACCCGGTGTTTGGCGTTGGCGGCGCTTGGAGTGGTCCGCCGTTGTATGGCGTAGGGCCCTGGTCATGCATGTAAACGAAATAATCGCGCTTTAACAGAGGAAAGACGATGAAGTTTTTAAAATTAGCCCTCGCGGCGCTATTTCTTGCAACGCAATCGATTGCAAGTTTCGCGCAAGTATATCCGGTGACTACGCCGGTTTACATTCCTAGCGCGGTAGAACAGCCTACGACGTGTAACACGACTTGCTATGTTACATTCGTTGTATCCGGCGTTTCCACGGTAAGTTTTCAGCTTACGAATTTAACCGGCACGATTACTGCGTCTGTTCAGGGCACCAATGAAGCGCCTAGCGTTGCTTCTAATACTTGGACTACGCTCAATCTTACGCCCTTTGGCGGCGGCTCAACGGTAACTTCCGTTAGCGCTATCGGTATGTGGACGATTAACACTACGGGCCTTACGAAAGTGCGTGTAAATGTTAGCGCGCTGAGCACCGGCCCGGTTACTGTTAATCTTGTTGGCGCGAGCGGCGGCACTGTTACGTTTTCCTCGAATTCCGTTGTATTAACGGACGTTGAAGCTAACATTGCCCCCGGCACGGCTCCCGCAAAACAAGCCGTAGTTGGCGCGGTTTATAATTCGGTTGCGCCCACGCTTACGAACGGCCAAACTGCGGCTTTACAGCTGAATTCTTCGGGGCAGCTTATTACGTCCACGACGAATACGGAAGGCGTAATTACTGCGGCAACCGCACCCCCGAAAATGCAGGTTAACGGCGGCGTTTATAATTCGGCTGCACCCACGCTGACGAATGGCCAGAGCGCGGCTTTACAGGAAAACGCTTCTGGGCAGCTTATCGTTGCGAACACAAACCTGGAAATGGGTATTGCGCCCGGCACCGCACCTGCTAAGGCCGCTGCAATTGGTGGCGTATACAACTCTACTCCGCCCACGCTCACGAACGGCCAAACTGCGGCTTTACAGCTTGACAACGACGGCTCAACCTATATCAATCTTCGCGACGATACGGTTGTTCCGCTTGATCCTTGCCAGAGCCGGAATGTTACCAAAACTTCCGTGTTTATCGCGCCGTCTACGGCGACGACTACGGCGCTTGTACCGGTTTCTGGCACGACCAAAGTTTATGTTTGTGGCGTTTCTTTGGTTAATGGCGCATCGCAAACCGCTTATATTGAATATGGTACGGGCACGGCTTGCGTAACGGGGCCGACGGCGCTTACCCCGACTTATGGCACGAGCGCGAGCGTAAACATTGGCTTTGGTGGCGGCACCATTATTACGACACCGGCTTCGAATGGTCTTTGCCTCGTGACGGGTGGCACAACTGCTGCACAGGCGCTTGTTTCCTACGTACAGCAATAAATGCTTGAATTCGACACAAAAACCGCTGAATTTGGCAGTGGCTTAAAAGATATAGAAAGCGCTCTTGTGGCGCTTTCTAAAAAAGCCCTTTTAGTCGGGGTTATGAACGAGTATCGCAAGCCTGAAGAAGGCCAAGAGCACGAAATAAGCAATTCTGAATTAGGTTTTATATTTGAATTCGGCGCGCCAGAAGTAAAAATTCCCGCACGGCCTATTCTATTTCCCACGTTGCAAGCAAACCAAGATGAAATTCGAGCGTCCTTGAAATTGGCTGCGGCTTACGCGCTGCAAGGAAGTGTGAGCGACATGGAAAAAACGCTGCACAGCTTGGGGATTAGACTGGTTTTGGAAATGAAGAAGCGGGTACTTGCGGTAATCCCCCCGCCGCTTTCCAAGAACACGTTGCGAAAATGGATTACCCCAACGAAGCAGCGCAAGGACTACGGCGAAACACCTCTGAAAGTTACGATGCAATTCGTTAATTCTTTCAGTTATGCGGTTCAGGATCGGAAATAGTGCCTTACATCGATCTAACCCCCGTATTATTGGACCCCGAAATTGCAGGCGAGAAATTCCGCGTCTTTCGCCGCAAAGAAACTGTTAACCCCTTCGGGGAGTCCGTTTTATCTGTTCGGCACTACGATAGCATAGGGCAAGTCTCGCCAACGGCGCGTAATTCTTTAACTCGCGAACAGAGCTTTTCAACACAAGAAAAGGCTATTCGAGTCATAACGAGTTTTAAATTAACCGGCGCTTCTAAAGACGCAACGCAGCAAGCCTATCAGCCTGACTTAATCCTTTGGAAAAACGGGATTTATATTGTTGGCGAGATAGAAGATTACAGCCAATACGGCGCGGGTTTTGTTTCTGCGGATTGTTCTGCGTTTGACTGGACTATTCCGGTAACTGAGGGTCCGACGGGCACGAATTACGGGCTTCGTTTTAAAGAAAATTACAATTCGGCTAATGTTGCGGTGATGTAAGTGCTGTTAATTGTTCAAGACGGGCAAGGCAATTTACAGACTATAGCCACCAAAGGGCAAGAGGCTGTAGTTGACGGTTCGGGTTCGATTGCGGCCACAGGCCAATCGCAGATGCTTTTAGCCGCAAATCCCGCGCGCTCCGGGTGGTTAATGCAGAACACGGGCACTTATCCGATGCTGATTAACGAGCTTGGTAATTCCGCGCTATCGGCTTCTTGGGAAGTGCCCGCTGGATGGATTTTCCCGCCGATAAATTTCCCGCTCACTATAAATCAGCTTAATATTTCGGGCACAGCTGGCGACACTTACACGCTTCGGTCTTGGTAATGAATACGAGCGCAACAGGCGGATTTTTAAATCCGCTTAGCACTCTTCCAGCACCGATAGAGGGTCAAGAACTTAATCGGTTCTTACAGCCCGCGCTTGTGGCGCTAACCGGGTTGGCTGAAACCTTGGTAATTCCGGGAAATCAATCTGAACCGCCCAACGCGCCCCCAGCCGGGGATGCTTGGTGCTGTTTCTTCTACGAAAAAGTTGACGCGGACTTATTTCCTTTTATCAAGCACAACCTCGATAATAGCGGAAATGGTTACGATCAACTACAACGGCACGAATTAATCGCGGTTAAATGCGATTTCTTTGACTTGGGTACAAACGGCCTCGCGCACTATTACGCTACGCTTTTAAGAGATAATCTTGCTATTCCGCAAAATCGCGATTTTTTGCTCGCGCAAAACTTCAACCTTCGGGGGGTGGGTGGAATTGAAATTATCCCGGTGGTTTTCAAGCAGCGCTGGCAGTATCGCGAACGGTTTACGTTTTACTTGAAGCGTAACGTTGTAAGAAATTACGCAGTGGAAAACACGGCTTCGGCGCAGTTTTCTGTTTGGGTTGACAAAATAGAAATTCCCGTAACGGTGAAAAATTAAGGCTTCATTATGAGCGCCACGTTACCAATAAGCAATTTAATTTCTATTGGGTTGAATTTAGCTGCAACGCCGTTACCTGTGCAGAATTTTCAGTCAATGCTTGTGCTCGGGCCAAGCACGATTATAGACGTTACCCAACGGTTCCGCACTTATACGACTATGACGCAAGTCGCGGCGGATTTCGGCAGCACTACTCCGGAATATCAGGCCGCGTTAGCTTGGTTTTCGCAAAGTCCGGTACCGAATTCTCTTTATATTGGCCGGTGGGTACAAGCTGCAAGCGCGGGCCAATTAATCGGCGGCGCGGTTTCCGCG